AGCCAGACCTTTTTTCGCGGGACGCAGAGGCATTAAACATTCCCATCTGGCCAGCAATTGCTATCTTGGTAAATGTACCCACGTTTGAATCATTAAAAAGGCTTGCGCCTGTGGCGGCATCAGTAACATTTCTATTTGATCTTGTTCTTGTTCCCATTGCCGATCCTTGCAGATCAACTGGCCCTATAGATGTCTGGCCATCCACACCCACACGAATAGTATTGGCGCTATCGTCAACATTAGCGTTCCCAAAAGAACCTAAATTTCTTTCGTCAGTGTAACCAATTGATGGCGTGACTGAACCCATTCTACCTTTAAATGTCTTGTTGAGATCAATCTCTGCCCTAGAGCCATCAGGGCTAGTGGTGTAATTGATACCACCAGAAAAAGGCAGGTTAAATTCTGTAAGGTCTATATCCGCATAAGCGTCAAGCAAAGCGTTGGGTCTGTATTCTTCTTTCATTACGCCCTCATTGGTTGTGGCTGTGGTTGTGGCTGTGGATTTGTTGGAGCTTGTGGCATAGCTGATGCAATAGAACTTAACGCACCCATATCTCCTCCACCCATACGCCGTTTAATCTCAGCCACTTTATCCATTAGGTATTTGTTCATATCCATTGGTGGTTGCTGACCCCCACCTTGGGAGTTCGGTGGGGGCGCACCCTGTGGTCTTTCTTGCGGTAATCCGCCAAAAGCCGCAGGATTAATAGGTGGCAAATTATATGATGGTGGGTACATTCTTCATTGCCTCCATTTGTATCTTAGCCGCGTTTTTCTCTCGCTCAAGCTGTAGTTCCGCCTCTAGTTTAACAATCTTAGCCTGCATGTCAGCTTGTGCCTTCGCCATTTCAATTTCCATGTCCTGTCGCGCTTCAGCCTGCTTGATCTCGATGTTAGATTTAGCCTTGGCCTGATCCGCCTGAATTTGTGCTTGTGTTCGAGCCTTGAGTGCCTCGGTTTCAAGTTTAGCAAGTTCAGTTGCCATTTGCAGTGGATTGCCTTGGCCTTGACCTTGCTGGCCTCCCATCATGCCCTTCATAGCTTCGATCTGTTTCATCTGCGGTGAAGCCTGAACAACTTGAGCCGCACGTTGGCTAATCAAGCGATCCATCTCTGGGTCAACATCATTGAACTTAAACTTAGGATCTTTGAAGTCTGGCAGTGGAGGCATTTCCATATTGATGCCCTCTTCCATACGCTGTCGATATAGCAATGCAATGTGTTCAGCAATGTGAGCAATAAGAACTGGAGCCATTGTTTTTTGTGCCGCTGGATTGCCTGCCAGTGATGGGTCTTGCATAAACTGCATGTGAACCGCAATGTGTGCATCGTGATCCTGCTCTGGGAATGCGCGGATTGGCTTGCCATACATAACGCTCATGTTTTCATCAACTGGATCCATCTGCACAGCTTCATCTGGCTTCTCTAAGATTTCGTCGATGTTTGGTATTCTGAGCGCCTCATACATGCGCTTGTATGCATTATATAAATTATGGAACTGTGGCGCAGATCGTGACATTTCTAACACAGCTTGTGCCTGTGCAATGCGCTGGGCTGTCGAGAATATGTTTGGATCGCTTACTGGTATGATGTCAATTCGATCATTAAAGTCAGATCGATATATTGTATCTGAAGCTCCAGCCTGTGAGAAAGTAAATTCGTCAGGTAGATTCTCAGCATTTAGAGCCGCAAGTAGTTTAAACTCTTGGCCTTGCGCGTAGTGTAGTCTCTTGTGTATCGCGCTAAATGCCTTTGATCCCTGCTCGATTAGTGCAACTGTTGATCCAACTGGTGCATTTGGATTAACATCGCCAACGTTTAAGTCGGCTGTACTTGCAAATCTCTGACCAGCTTCAACCATAAAGCCTAGCAAATTAAACAGAGATCCACTTGGCTCTTTAAACGGCAATGGCATAATAGCTTTATTGATGTCGTCAACTGTGCTGTCGATATCTACAAACTCACCGGGGTTAATCTGCATGTCTCCGCCTTGGACACGACCACGCAACTTAAAGCCACCCTGCATGTTTGAGAACGCGGCGCTATCTAGCAATGCACGAAGTGATCCTGTCGCCGCCTTACCTAATCCACCGATCATGTGGTAAAGACCGAAGCCGTAGAAACCTAAACCGGGTAAAAACTTGTAAGATACAAACCAATCTCTGCGTTGCTTTAGCTCGTCTTCCTGTTTCCAGTTGCGTCGAATACTTACAATGTTTTGATTGTCATAGTCGATTGTGATGACATATGGCAGTGCTACTGCATTATCATCTCGATCATCGTCATTCTCTGATTCGCCATCTAGCCCATCAAACAAATCATAGACGTGCATTTCAAGCAGTGTCATTACATCGTCATTGCTATCATCGTACTGATCAACGCCTTCGATTTCACCAATCACATCTCCAGATGGATCTAGTGAATCTCCGCCAGCATATTTGGTTGGCAGGTAATATCCATTCTGGACGTAACGATTGAAGTCGTTCTTTGGCATACGGATAATGTGCGTGTATCGTGGTGACGTATATAAGTCTTTACTCTCTGGAGCGACCACGAAGTCTTCAGCCTTAACAAAGTCAGAGCATTGACGATCCATGTTTACGTTCCACCAAACCTTCTTGAAGGTGTGACCGATTAGTGGCAGGTGAAATAGCATTTGGTCTAGATCAGGGAAATACTCAGGCATTTCCTGTGTGATCTGGTAATTCATAAATTCACGAACTCTGCGACCTTGCTCCTCTAGCTCTTCGTCTGGGCTACCAACGATAACCGATTTAACTGGGCCACCTGATGGGTACAGCTCTGCAATTGCCTTGGCGTTAAATTGTGTAGCGGCTTCAGCAATTAGTGGGTGGACAACGACAGACAGACCGCGAGTTGCTCGCTCTTCTTCGCTCTCCTGCATTCCGCCATCAGGGTCAAGCGTTTTAAGCCCTTCCTTGTAGCGTTCCTTCCACTCAGATCGAGCCTGCTCATCGTTTTCGTAATAGCCAACTAACTCCTGCGCTTTTCGTGCAAGTTCTTTATCGTCCATTGCTTCGGCTAGATTTATATCAAACTGAGCCGTATCGACTTCATCCATCATATCTAATTCAGGGTCACCTATTAGGACATCGCCATCTGCGAGTTCCTCAATCATTAGATCATCGCTTGGCGCACCTTCAGCAAAAGGTATAATATTTGGATCAGCCATACATTGTCATCCTCTGTGTTTGTACTGGCTCGTCATCTTCAGGGTCTTCACTATGCCCAACGAACCATCCTTTTCTTAATCGCAACCACGCCTGTGTGCATGTATCCACCACGTCATCATTTGGGTGTGCAGGAAATGCGGCGCAAATGTCTATTAAATCTTTAGCCCATTTTCTATCAGATGGGTAGTAAATTCTTCCATCTTCTAAAAGAGCGGAGCTTGCATGCGCTCTAGCTTCCTTATCTCGGTCAGGTGAATAGGCTACAACAGGCACACCAGCCATACGCAAATCTTGTAGTAAAGATTGACCTGACGCCTTCTTCTCGATCAACACAGCGTCTGGCTCCCAATCGTCATATGATTGCTGTGCAATTTTTCGTAAATCTGGGTAGCTGACCTTGTCGTACCAACATTCTAGAACGATGGCGCACATTGCGCCCTTGTGACGAAACACTCCCCAAGTTGTCCTAGCACTAAAGCTAGAGCTTTCCTTGGCCTCGAACGCTGTATCCCATGACTGTAAAACATATTCGACTTCTGGGAGGTCACCATCCCACGGAACCCACCACGATGCTTTAAGTATTCCGCCACCCTTTGGAGATGGACGTTGCTGTAATTGACCAGCGGCGGCATATGATCCAAGACTGCGCTCAAGGTTTGATAAAGTTTTCTCGTCAATACGATCAGGCCACAGCAACTCACCTTCCTTGGTGCGTGGATCTGTAAACCCAAGTGACGACTTCATCGGATTCGGAGCGCCTACTTCGTACCGAGCAGGCAACATTAGGTGATCCCACTCATCACCAAGTTGATTTGCCAAGACGTGGCCTGTGAGATCCTGCTCGTGTAATCTTTGCATAATAATTATAAACGCACCAGTCTTAGGATCGTTGAGCCGTGTCTGCATGGCCTGATCCCACCAGTCTAACACACCCTCACGCACTTTAGAGCTGTCTGCTTCAATAGAGTTATGTGGGTCGTCGATACAAATTATGTCACCACCATCACCAGTTAACGCACCACCAACTGACGTTGCGATTCGATAGCCTGTCTTGTCGTTCTCAAATCTCTGCTTTTGGTTTTGATCGTCGGTCAGATTAAACTTATCGCCGAAGTGCGCCTGATACCACGGACTGTCGATTAACCTTCTGCACTTGGTGCTGTCCCTGATCGACAGACTAGATGCATAGGATGCATATAAGAATTTTTTGTGAGGTTGGTGCGCCCACGTCCACGCTGGCAAAGCGACAGCCACGCTAATAGATTTCATATGGCGAGGCGGTACGTTAATGATCAGGCGTTTGATGTCGCCCTCGACTACAGCTTGAAGGTGATCAGATATTGCGTCGATGTGCCAGTTGTTTTTAAATTCAACCCCCGGCTCAATCGTCCCCCATGACGCCTTCGTAAACTCCCTCAATGATCTGCGGTATTTCTCGGCTCTGACCTGTTCCAGCGTTAGATTTGATAAAAGCGTGTTCAATTGCTGTGAGTTCATCTGTGCCAATCCTTGTTAAGTCGAGGGTTAAAGTTCTATCCTCATGAATTTTTGTTTCTGTCTTATCTACCCAACCTGCTCGGTTCTTTAAGAAGAATATCATGGACGGCACGTTGCGATCCACAGTGGCATTTTCAAAGAGAGCGTTAGTCACGGCATCTATGCCACGAGCCTGACCTCTTTTAATAGCATCCGAAAATTCCGAATTTTCTGACTGATGAAGCATGAATGTGGAGACTGAAACGCCTAGCATTCCAGCGGCCTGTTCTTTTGTCAGTCCCTTTGTCATAAGATTTTGAACTTTATCTAAAACCTCATCGGTGATCTCGAACTTCGGTCTACCGACTAGATTTTTAATTTTGGCGTCTGCCATTTGATGCAACCTTTCTTGCAGTGGTGAGCTGTATGGAGGGAATCATAGACTATAACCCCTACGCCATCAATAGCAGTAGATTTTTGATTAATGGCATTTATGTCATATTATTGGCATATACCAAATCTGCCATAAATGATCTTACTGATACTCCTTATTCTTATAGGTATATTATATATATATATATATTATTATTATTATTGTCATACTGTCATACCCCTCCCCTCTCCCCCACAGGTATAGGTATGGGGGGGTAAAAATAGGGGGGGGTGTATTAGGGGGTACATGCCATATATGCCAAAAATGCCAAAAATCGGTTTCGCCCTTATTTTATTGGTAAAAATACCTAAAAATAGTATGCCAAAAATACTGCCATAAATACTGCCATAAATAAAAATCACGTTAACGCCGTTAGCATGAAATATTTCTTAATCCGTTCTTGATCGATTTAAAATTAATTTGCACATACTGTAATATTTATTTGCTAAAGGTATTGCAATTAACATTCATACACTATATACAGTATGTATAGAGAGAAAACAAAAGGAATTATAAAATGTTAAACACAACTAAAAATGGCAAATTTGATCAACGATCTGCTGTTGGCAGAAGAATGCAAGCTATTGCAGATAACCCACCAACTTTGGCTGATAAAATAGCTGACCTTCACAAAGAAATATTTGCTGAAGCTAAGAAAGCTGAAATGGCTAATAACAACATTCAATATCTTTTAACTAAAATTTCTAAATTGTCTGAGGGAACTGAGATATTAACTGTAGACCAAATTGCTGAAGCATTAGAGGAGACAGTATAATGAAAACTTTAGATAAACTAAAAGAAATTTGTGATGCTCATGGCGTAATAATGGATGCATTTAATGGTTACATACATCCACTTGAAAAAATTGGAAACTGGTGGAGTATCGTGTTCTACGCTCCAAAAGGTAAGGGGTTTATGGCTTCTGGATTATATTGCGTAGGCTTTGGCGATAAATCAATTGTTGCGGCTGTTAAGTATATAAAGGAAGAAATTGCAACAGGCTTCTTTGATTTAGATCCAGATGATGATTTTTATGATGGAAGCGATCTACCATTAACCCACGATATAGAGCGTATATAATATTAAACAGGGGGGCTTCGGCTCCCCACTATTCAAAAAGGAATACATTATGACTGATAGAACATATAAACATTGGAGCTTGGCGGACGATGCCGAGCTTGTTTTGATGCGCGAAGCTAAAGTATCAACTAAGGAAATCGCCAAAACATTAAATCGCACGCCCTCATCTGTAGTTAATCGCATATACCAAAACGAGATACCTTACGGTATTGTTAGTCAAAAGGTATCTATAGAAGATATTGCTGTTGAGTTTGGAGAGCCTGACGGACGTGATGAGATTATTGCCACTGTTGAAGAACGTGCGCGTGCCTACATTGCCACAGAGCCAAAGCGTAGTTGGTTTAAGCGTTGGTTTGGATGGTGATGTGATGCAACAAATATCTATAAGTAATTGTCCTAACTGCAAGAAAAAAACAAAGATACCAGACAGCCGCGAACACATTCTGTATGGCTTTGCTACAGTGAGGCGTAGAAGGTCTTGTTTGTATTGTGACTTTAAAGTTTCGACTATTGAAATCACATTGGAAATGGCAAATCAAATTTTTAAAGAAGATTAGGAGAAAATACATAATGATTATTAAAAGCTGGAAGTTTAATGGATTTAATGGAGACTTCCCAGATTGGGTTCAAGAAAACACTGGCAAGCGCAAAGGTAGCAATGCCCTGTGGGTTTACACCCAGCGCGGTGAGATACCTATTGAGAGTGGATATTGGGTGTCAATTAACCTAAGAGGCCACGTCGATATACACAACGAGGAACCAGAAAATATAAGCCTTAGTGGTGGTAACGAAATTCTAACATGCGTCCTAATGGTGACTACAATATTGATGTTTGTTGTAATCATGTTGGCGCTGTGATATATATACAATATTGCTCGTAGGTTTTATTTCACCTGTAATAAAAACCTCATCATACTGACCCACTTGGCTAGGCTTCGCACTGCAACGGTGGGTCTTTTTTTGTTTGACGATACCCTCAGTTAGTTTATGATAATAAGGTAAGGCGGTTTCCAAAATCAATCGTTACGGGCAAACTAACGTGATCAATTGGCACTCAGGTAAACTCGCTACCAAATGCGCTAACATTAATACGAATTTTACCGCCGCCTTGCACGACTACTTTCCTAAATTTTTTGGCCTTAACTTAGGCATTGGCGCGTTGGAAATAACACTTGTTTTAACGCAGGTAGCCATACTATCAGGATAATCTTTGTATATTAAAGGATAAATTCTATCGCTTACTTTTATGCAAGTTTGATAATCTCTGTACATAAATTCCTTTGTAATAAATAAACCACTATCAGGAATAATTGCGTAAGAGATAATTAATACATGCCAGAAGGTCACGATACAAATTTACCAGTTGTCTTGTTTATCATCGGCATTTTATCGGATTCTTTTGAAATCTCTCCGCCACATGCCATATATCCACACGAATCTATCCAGTTGTCGTCGTGATCTGGATTAGATTTTATGCGTGCTACCTTTAATAAATTCATCATTACTGCCACATCGTGTGGCTTAATATCTGCTCCAGTATATGTAGACCATAGATCTGCAATCATCTTAAAGTTGCTTTCCATGTCACCATGATCAGAGGCACGATCTTTTGTTACCAATTTCTTGGCGGTATCTAATATATCAGCGCGTGTTTTTATTTTGTTCATTTGTTTTTCTTTCTTAGATAATCCATTTTACTTGAGTTTCTTTAATGTTTCGTTTCCAAACAAACCATGCAAATGCCATGACTCCTCCAGACTTAAACTTTCCATCGACATTAAATGACAATCGTTTTGAGAACACCCAGACAGTAGCTGGTGGATGCACACTGAAGAACTCACCAC